GAACCGCTTTCTGCTTCAGCTTTATTGACCGCTAACTGACCTTTAGCAAGTTCTTGTGCGTGGTTATCTGCCATAGTGGCTATTTCATGTGCTAATTTAGCTGCTTGGTCTTTATCTGTTATAAACTTGTCTAGCAGTCCTGCTACTGGTGATATTAACTGTGATAACATTTTCTTTCCTTATATAGTGTAAACTTTGATGCCTTTGTTTTTACCTTTTACAAATATTTCATTGACAAATCGTAAGCTATAGTCTGTTACCCATTCCTTCCTCTGATCAATCTCTAACATAGTGGCTTCACTTATAAGTAAGTCTACTTTATATTCTTTTGTAGAACTTTCTAATCGTGCTGCTGTATTAACAGCATCTCCAATAGCCGTGTAGTCAAACCTTGATTCACTACCCATGTTTCCTATCACTGCTTCTCCAGTATGAATACCAATACCAATCACTATCTCTGGTAGACCCTGTTCTTTTAGTTCTACATTAAGATCAACCATGTTCCTCTGTATCTCTAAGGCTGTCTCTACTGCCCTTGTCTGATGAAAGTCCTGGTCTAGTGGAGCATTAAAGATAGCCATCATTGCATCACCTATATACTTGTCAACCATACCACCGTTTGCCTGTACAGCAGACTGTTGGGCAGTTAAAGCTTTGTTCATTATATATGTAACTTGCTCTGGTGGCAAGGTTTCTGACATATTGGTAAATCCTCGCACATCTGTAAATAAAAAAGTTGCGTATCTTTTCTCACCACCTAGAACCAACAGCTCTGGTTTATCCTGTAATTGCTTGACCTGTCTCGGGTCTAAATAATGCTCAAACTGCTTTTTAATCTGCTGCCGTAATTTAAACTGCTGCCTAAATCTAAGGTAAAAAGCAACACCGGCTGTAATAAATTGACTTATTAACGTCCAGGTGACATCGATTAAAATACCTTGTCTTATTAAATAAACGCTGAGAGAAGCCGTTACAGCCATGATTGCCCCTGCTGACATAATTCCCCATGTAATGCCAAACACATGCAGTAGAAGCCATGTAAGGGACACTGTAGCTATAAATATACACAACTCTGCTGCTAGTGCATAATCTGGTATGTAAGGACTGTTTTGTATAAGCATACTTTCAGCCAATGCAGCTTGTATATAATGAGGTTCTACTAAACCAATTGGAGTAGCAATTTGTGGCATTACTCCGTTAGCAGTTACACCTATAAAAACATATTTATCTTTTACATTCATCTCAGCAAGTGTCGTTACACTAGTCTGCACCCAACTAATCCATTTACGCCCAAAGCTATCGGTTTTAACAGGTGGCAATCCTCGCACTGCAATTTCTTGTATGCCATTTTCGTTTGTAGTTATAATGTAGCTTCTAGCCCCAGTTATTGCCTTTAGAACTTGCGTACCAAACGAGGCTACCCATCCATCAGGTGTCCTTAAAAGTAAAGGTATTCGCCTCACTAAGTTATCAACCTCAGTTGGAGCTACCGCTATACCCTGTAGACTGCTTGATGCAAGGACTTCTATGTTGGATTTTATACCAGTAGTAAACACACCACCAATATCATCGCCCTTTACAACTGTTCCTGTCGGTGCAGGGTAAACACCTTTGCCATTTTCAAACATTGCTATAACACTTGGTGAGGTTATTAATTGTTGTGCAAACTCTATATCGCCACCAAATCTATCTTCTTGTGGGAATGACATAACCCATCCAACACCCATTGCACCGTTTTCTAGTATGGTCTTATGTATTTCAGCAAGCCTATTACGAGGAAAAGGATAGCCACCTTCATTTTCTACATTGTCTTCAGTAATATTTAATATTGTAAAGTTACCGCTTGCCTCTGGCGTTACAACTAGTTTGTCAAAAGTTCTTAGTTTTATAATTTCAGTTGGTGTGCTTTGTAATAACATTGGTAATGCTAACACTATAAATAAAATGTATTTCATCCACCTTGGCTCATTTTTATAGTGCTATTACCACCGCCATTCACAGTAACTACTTTTGTAACACCATCTTGCATAAATATTATTGTAAAACCATTTGCTTTATCTGTATCTATTCTTGCAAAATTGCCTACATTTCTTTGTAGAGTTAATATTTCACCAGTGATAAAAGTAGTAATTTGCGTATCTTTATCCTGTCCAAATTCTGTTCCTATAACTTTAACAGTGCCTGTGCTAACCAATGCGTCTTCTTGTTTTGTAACAGCTAGTGCATCAATAACATTTAATAAGTCTTCTAAAAAATTTACATCTAAATAATTAATGTCTAACTCTGTAAATTCTAACTCGTCTTCTGCCAAATAATCTTCAGCTAAATAATCAATATCTAAACCATTAAAATCTAATATATTTGCTGTCTGTGTAGTTTGTTGTTCAATAAATTCTACGTTTTGTTTTGGTGGCGAAACAATTAGCATATTATCTATCATATCTAGTGACAAATCTAATATTACAGGTTTGCTTGGGGCTGACTCAAATACAGATACAGTAGTAGCTTGAAAAGGTTTGTTTAGAAGGACACTACCCATAGCTGTTACAACTTCTATTTCACCGCTTGAAAGACCAAACTCGTCAGGCAATAAAATAATCAAGCTGCGTCCTAGCTCGTCTACTGTTGCTGTAAAGTCTGTGCCTCGTATAGCAATGTTAGCTGTCGGTGTTTTTAATTTTATGTTTTGTTTAGATATACGATTTAAATTGCCTGTTATAAACCGGGCTGTGCCTAGGCCAAACGTAAGTGCCATTTTAGATTTAGATGGGTCTGGATCGTAAATGTATTCGTCTATATAAAGTTGGGAATGTTCAGTTAGTCTAACTGTGCTGTCATCTAGAAATGTAATAGCCATTCTACCGTCTGTAGTAACAGCCTCATCGTTGCTTTGTATGGCAAAGTCTATTGTTGCATTATACGGCTGGTCACGTAGTACCTGGGCATTGCCGTTTAACTCAGATACACCGCCTATATCAACAACCGACTGCTGTGCCTTGATCGTTTTGGATAACGCAAACAGTACCATTGCTACCAGTAGAATTAATCTGTACCCAATCATTGTTTAAGGTGCTTTTCTGTTGTATGTTAAAGGTTCTGCTGCCACCAGTATGATCTAAATACATGTATCCTCCTGCACTAGCTGTAACACCGTCACCATCGTAAGTAACAGTGTTATCAGAACCGTCAATATCCATGAAGTTAGTTGCATTATCAATATCTATATTAGCTGTAATTGTGTTGTTAGAACCTTGCACTAACCAATCAAGGTCTAGGCTGTCTGCTAGTGCTGTCACGCCTTGATTTAAGACAAAAGTATTGCTGCTACCTGTAACCTGTACATTTTGATTGCTGCTGTCTGCACCATAGGTATTAGTAGGGTCAATTGCTAAAGTAAATGTATTTGTGCTGCCTGTAAAATTATAATTACCAATAAATGTATCAGCCCACATATCACCAAGAAATTTGTTTGTATCGCCAATCATATTAATGTCTAGCGTCATTGTTGCACCATCTAAATCTAGTGCTGTAGGTGTCCCAGAGACGCCCGACAAGCCTGTAATAAGGTTTCCTGTTCCTAGTTGCTCAAAATCTATGTTTGCAGTAGCTCCTGACTGATCTACATAGATTTCATTGTCTTGTGCATAAGCTGTGCTAAATACTGTAAATGCAAAAACAACACTAATTAACTTGTTTGTCATGAGTCCAAAAACCCCTCTCATAGCCTTCATTAATTAACTTTAAAACCGCACCTTCTATTGCCATCATTAAACTTACTGTAATTGAGTCGTTTCTTGAATTACCAACTTCAATTTCTAAAAGCTCTGTACCCATATCTAAAAAGATAAATACGTCTTCTGATTGACCGTAGCTAAATACAGTCTTGTGAGTTAAAACCTCTATTAACACTTCCCCGGTTGCAACAGATACCATTCGTAAAGACACTGTAACCTTATCTTCTCTGTACTGTACACTCTTGCCTATACCTAAATATCTAGCACCAATACCGCCTGTAGTCAAATTGGTGTCATACGCTATAACTGCCCCTTCAAGCAATACACCAGCAAAAAGTAATGGTTGTAATGGGTTAGACTTTTCTTTAAACTGCTCCCTTGCTGACCGTATTAACTGTCGTTCTTTAGTTAAGTTATCTAATCCTACTCTTTCAACAACTCTAAAAAATTGTCCATTACTAGCGTGTTTTAACGCACGAATTAACAGTGCAGATGGCTCTTGTGTTAATGCTGTACTAAACAAAGCAAATTCTGAGTTGCTTGCACGTTGTCCAGTTTGATCTGTAAAAGACGATGCGTAAACTGCAACAACTGGTTTTACTTTTGGCTGCACTGCGTTAAATAATTCTTTTGTACGCAACTCTTCTATTTTAACTACATTATTTTCCTGATACCTTTGTTGATAAGTGTCATCAAATTGACTAAAGATACTACAACTAGAAAGTAAAAGAGCCGACAGGCAAAGCAATGTCAGTCGTTGTTCCATCAGCATCCACCACTGTTAATTTAACAAAATCACCATCGCTACTGTAAGAAATTGTATTGCCTTCAAGTTCTATTGTGCCTTCAGTGCTTGGTGTCTCACCAAATAGGTTATCAACCATCTGTCTTGACAGTTGTGCATACACCCTGCTCTCTAGGTTACGAATGAAACGAGCTAGTGTTGTGTTATCTTTATCTCTTGCAATCTCATCTTGTAGTGCTTGTACTTCTTCTTTAATCGTTAGCACTCGTGTATGTTCTTGGTTTTCAATGGTTAAATAATGACTACTTGTGTTCATTCCATTGAAAGAAGGTGATTTAAACTTGTGTGTTATTGTATCTGCTTGTGCAACTACCACCGTCAAATATAAAATAATTATGTTAATTATCGTCTTCATATTGATCCTGTAACTTTAAAGCGGTGTTCAGTTTTTCTTGCAGCCTAATCATGTC